ACTTCCTCAAATGGAAAGCCTGGTCCGACGAGGACTATCACGAGGAGGACAAAGGTGACAATGTGCAGGCCAGTCATAATCTGCCGTTGGACAGTGTTGCCGATGGCGCTGCGGCAACAGACAGCCCGGAGGTCATCATCGAAGAGCGTTTTGAAAAACTGGAGCATGACGAATTTGTCGCAGAAACAGTAATTCGGATCAGACGCCAGCTTACAGGCAGACAGTTCTGTAGACTTTGGATGAACGCTGTTGACGAGATGAAGGTCGGAGAAATCGCAAAGGAACATGGAGTACAGCATTCCGCTGTTTCCGGTAGCATCTCAACGGCTAAGAAAAAAATACGGAAATATTTTGCAAAACATCTGACCAAACGCCCCTGGTAAACCTGGTAGGTGAAGGACGCTTTTCCACGATTCTTCACTGATGCTTGAAAACTGAATATACGGTGTTATAAGCACAAAACCCGCGTGAATAGCGACATGGGGCGCGACGCCAAGACGACAGCTTGGGAGGTGAAGAAAAAGCTGTCCGAGCGACCTCCGCAGGCTCCAGACCCGACCCGGCAGATCGGGCGCGATGACAGCGCGGCGGATAATGACACTTGCTCACGCCCGTCCACAGACTTGCGACGGAGCCCTGGGGTGTTCGCCAGCCATCCGGCAGCGGCACCCTGGAGCTATGACAGCCTCGCCAGAGGCGGCTTATAGCATCCCCTTCGCCGGGGCCGCGTGGCAAATACGGCGAATCACAAATCGACCTACATGAAGATAGCCGCGCCGGAGCTGCGCCGCACTATGTTTATGCGGCCTCACCCAAAATCCGGCGCGGCTATTCTTTTATCTGAATCCCCGCATATTGTAGTAACATCATCAGTTTGTTTAGGAGGACCCGAATGGAAAAGAAAGCTAAACAAACGACCTCCTATAAGGAGATCAGAATCGGAAATACGATCTATCGCGTGACAAGCGTATTTTCCGGCGAGAAGGACCTGGGGAAAACTCTGGAGGACCTTGCGGTTCGCAGAGCGTTGGCAGAAACCGCCCCCTGGCCATCAAAGTAATCATTCTACCATACCTCGCGGCTGCTGATAACCTTGCAAGGCATTGGCTCCCTTGATAGAATGAGGATGCTGGACAAATCCAGCAGGAGCCATCTGCCGCACAGGGTATGAATCTGAGGGTCGGGAGGTAAAACAAATGACCGAAAAAACATACAATGTCGGCATCTACTGCCGTCTTTCCAACGACGACGAGCGTGACGGGGAATCCGTCAGTATCGAAAACCAGAAGCTCCTGCTTCAGCGATATGTGCTGGAACGGGGCTGGAACCTGGTGGACGTATATATCGACGACGGTTACTCCGGCACGAATTTTCAGCGCCCCGGCGTCCAGCGTCTGATCGAGGACGCCAAGGCGAAAAAAATCAACGTGATCCTGGTCAAAGACCTTTCCCGTTTTGGGCGAAACTACATCGAGTTTGGTCAGTACACCGATTATCTGTTTCCCTCCATCGGATGCCGGTTCATCGCCTTGAACAACGGCATCGACACGGAGAGCCAGAACGGAAGCACGGATGTCATGTGCTTTTTGAATTTATTTAACGAATTTTACAGCAGGGACACCAGCAAGAAGGTCAAGGCCGTCAAGAAAGCCTGCGCGGAGAACGGAAAGTTCATGGGAACCTATCCGGCCTTTGGATACAAACGTGATCCCGCAGACAAGCACCATCTTATCATCGACGAGGACACCGCGCCGACTGTGCGCCGCATCTTCTCTATGCGGGCGTCCGGCCTGGGCTTCCGCAAGATCGCTACGACACTCAACGAGGAAGGCATCCAGCCGCCCGGTGTGCTGTACTACCAGCGCAAGGGGCAGACTGATCCCCGCCGCGGGAATCATCAGTGGGCGGATACCACGGTCAAGGCGATCATCCGCAATGAGGTCTACATCGGCAACATGGTTCAGGGTAAAACCGGAACGATGTCCTATAAGTCCAGAAAGCTGATTGCCAAGCCGGAGGACGAGTGGATTCGTGTGGAAGGGACCCATGAGGCCATCGTTACCCGTGAAATGTGGGATACGGTGGCAAACATCGACAGGAACAAGGTCCGCAAGCGGGATGCAGCGGACGGAGAGAGAAGTATCTTCTCCGGGCTGATCTACTGCGCGGACTGCGGCTTCAAGATGCGGAACCAGGTGGAACGCTTCACCTATAAGGACGGCACCGCAGGACGGTACAGTTCCTTCATGTGTGGCAACTACGCCCGGAGCGGCAAGACCGCCTGCACCACCCACAGAATCTATGAAAACGCTCTGTCCGAGATTGTGATTGACAACATCCGGGAAACGGCCCGCCTTGTGGAGCATGACCGGGATGGTCTGATCGAGCGGATCGTCCGGGCGAAGGACAGGGAAACCCACAGCCGCCTTTCCGCTTATGAACAGGAGCTGAGAACCTCTGCCGCGAGAATACGCGAGCTGGAACGCCTGATGCAGAATCTCTATGAGGATAAATGCACGGGCGTCGTGCCGCAGACCGTATTTCAGACCCTGATGCAGAAGTATGAAGCGGAACGGGCGCAGAAAGCGGCGGCAATCCCGGAGCTGGAAAAGAAGATCAAGGCCCAGCTTGAAAACAAGCGGGACGCTGATCGCTGGGCTGACGCCATCCGGCGCTATACGGAGATCACTGAGCTGGACGAACACATTTTGTTCGAGCTGGTGGACCGGATCGAGGTTGGAGAGAGCGTCAGGCGCGGTTCCCTGCGTATCCGGGACGTGAAGCTCTATTATCGCTATGTGGGCAATGTGGATGAGGCCATGCGCGAGGCGGCGACGGAGGTGCAGCATGACGAAGCTGTATAACGTCGGTATCTACTGCCGGTTGAGCGTGGACGACGCCAACAATTCTGCCAAAGCGAAAAACTATATCCCAGCCGATGAATCTGTCAGTATTGAGAACCAGCGCGAATTGCTTTCCAAATTCGTGATGCTGAATGGGTGGGTCGAAACAAAGATCTACATCGACGACGGGTACAGCGGGGGTAACTTCCAGCGGCCTGGATTTCTGGAAATGCTGGAGGACGCCCGCAAGGGCATCATCAATCTGATCCTTGTCAAAGACCTGTCCCGGCTGGGGCGTGACTTTGTAGAGGTTGGCCGCTATACCGATGTTGTGTTTCCCTCCCTGGGCTGTCGGTTTGTATCCGTCCTGGATTGTCTGGACAGCGAGGGCGACAATACCGATATGCTGCACTTCCGCAGTTTGATGAACGATTATCATTTGCGGGACCTGAGCAGCAAGATCAAATCCGTGCTGCACAGCAAGAAGGTCAGCGGTCAGTTCACCTCCGCGTATGCGCCTTACGGGTATTGCAAGAGCGACGAGGACAAGCACCGTCTTGTGATCGACGAGCCTGCCGCTGTGATTGTCCGCAGAATCTTTGATATGCGGGCATCCGGCATGGCCTACGGAAAGATCGCTGCGGCGCTTAACCAGGAGGATATTCCGTCCCCACGCTGGTATTGGTATCAGCGGACCGGGAAGGATACTTCAAAGGTGACGCGGGTATGGAAATACGCAACGATCAAGACCATGCTCCGCAACGAAGCGTACATCGGCACCCTTGTTCTGAACACCACCGGCACCCGATCCTATAAGGATCATTCATCTATCGTTAAGCCAGAGAGTGAATGGCTGCGGCATGAGGAATCCCATGAGGCAATCATTACCCCGGATGTATGGGAGGCCGTCCAGAAGCTCAATGCGGAGGCCAAGCTGATCGCCGCAGGAAATCAGGTCCCGTCCCATAAGCTGTTTTCTCACAAGCTGAGATGCGCCGATTGCGGTCATACGCTGCAAGTCAATACGCAATCTCAGCACAGGAAGAACGGACAGGTTGTAAAGTACATTTCCTACTCCTGCGGTCTGCATCTGACAACGGGACGAAGCAACTGCTCCCCGCACCGGGTATCTGAAATTACCTTAAAGAAAATCGTGATCGACGAGATCAAGACCCAAGCCAAGGCGGTCAGCCTGGATGAAGCTGCCATAGTGGACAAGCTCAGACGCCAGAAAGCACGGTATAACGAACAGCACTTGTCCTTGACTCGGAAGGAAATCACTCAACTCCGCCATCGTGTGCAGGAGTTGGAAAACATGACCGCCCAGCTTTATGAGGACAAGATCAGCGGAGCGATCACCGAAAGCACCTTCATGGTGCTGACGCAAAAAAATGAACAGGAGCGCCTTGCCAAAACGGAACGTCTTGACGCGCTTCTGTCCGAAACACAGCAGGCCGATCAGGATACTGCCGACATTCACAAATGGGTGAAAGCGATCCGTAAATATATGGACCTGCAAGAGCTTGACCGTGAAACCATCGACGAGCTGATAGACTACATTGAGATCGGAGAGCACACCGTCATTGACGGTCAGCGTCACCAGGACATCAAGGTACACTATCGCTTTGTCGGCACGGTTGAGTAGATGAAAAGGATATGCAATTAACTGAGCAATCGGTTTTGGGGGCTTTTTGTCGAAGCCCTTCCCAAATAACCAATGTTCTTCATTATGTTGAGGAACGGGGTAAAGTCGTTATCCTGCGGTTTGTCGCTGTCCACGCTGTTATTGATTGCAACAAAGCGTATCTGCTTCTTGGGGAACAGAATCTCGGTATAAAAGCCGACTTCAAGATAGTTTCTACCGAAACGGCTCATATCCTTGACGATAATCGTGCCGATTTTTCCGGCTTCGGCTTCTGCAAGCATTGCCTGAAATCCGGGACGGTTAAAGTTACGCCCTGTGTAACCGTCATCGGTAAAATGCTTGATGTTCGTCATACCGCTTTTGCGAGCAAAATCTTCGAGAAATCTCTTTTGATTCAGTATCGAGTTCGATTCGCCCTGCTGCTCATCATCCTTGGATAGTCTTTCATAGAGGGCTGTAACTCTATCAAAATCCCTGATTTTAGGCACTTTCTGACCTCCTTTCCGTCTTTTATTCGCAGCCATATTCAATGGACTGCTTGCAATATATATCCTAAAACTTCTTTTCCGTTCGGGTCGGTGATTAGAAAGGAGCAGTTGGCGCTCATCAGTCCGGGGATGCAGAAGAATTGTGTCTTGCCCGCGCCGGAACCACCCACCACAAGGATGTTGAGGTTGCGCCGGTGCTTGTGTCCGTTCA